AGGGTCCGAAGATAATAAAATTGAGTATGGTGAATATGATGAAGCAATAAAATTTGTTCCGTAAGGTTGATGTATGGGTTGACCTAATATTTGGGTGGTAACACCGTACATATCATTGAACCCACCAACAGGACCGTAATAGTTATTAATATATGCTGAATCAATAAAAAACTCATTAATAATATCTAAAACCGTATCATTTGGACTATACTCACCTTGATTTGAATTAACCGGAAGTGGAGCACCATTATAATTAATATCTAAATTATAACCACCATCAGGACCATACTCATTAAGAGGATATAATTGATTAGCAAAATTACCATTCGTAATTAACTCATTTGGAGAATCTATAACATTATAATTGCTTAATGTTAGTTCTGTATTTATTCCGGATGATGATGGTGTATAAACACCAATAACACTATAAGGCACTAAATTTCTTGATAATAATATATCTCTAAATGATGAGGAAGATGCAAACGATAATGTACTTGACATATTTATTATATTTTAATATAAATAGATTAATAACTTATTTTTAATTTATCAAAATCTATGCTAATTACGCAGCTCCTTTTTTAGGATATAATTTTTCAAACCCATCTCTAATTGCGGACACTGTTTTTTCATTTGTTATCGCCTCTGCGACAGCCTGTTTAACCATGTCAGTATTAACATTATTACCATTGGCCGTTACATTGACATTGTAATTAACATTAACTGTTGAAGATGTATTTTGATTATTTGTGCCTGTTGCACTTGATTGATTTTGATTATTGGTATTTGTAGGTAGTTGGGACGAACTATTATTTGGATTAAGGACCGGAGTGTTAGTTATTGAATTTGCAACAGTATTAATACCAGTACTTAAATTTTTAAGTGCAGTCATTAAATTAGTTTCAACAAAATCTTTAAGAGTTGTAAAGGCACCTCCTAAATTTCCTGCAGCTATATCGGCAGCAATTTCGTCTATTTTTTTTCCATATTTACTTGAATCTTGCATTTGTTCAGGTATGAGTTCTTTGGATGCGGTTACAGCAGTCTTTGCCGTTTTTAGAATATTACTACCTGTCTCACTTTTTGATAACGCTAAACCAGTTAAGTCACCAGAACTTTTAATTGCCGTCTCAATGTTTTTTAGTACACCTAATTGGTCTTCAGCCAATTTTTCAATTGTTGGTGGAGCCTTTTTAGATTCTTCTATCAAATTATCAATATCTGTTTTACTTAAATCATCAACATTTTTAGTTTTCCAATCAATTTTTACTGTATAACTACCATCCTTGCCCTTTTCGGCCATATTAGCAATTAATTTTTTATCTTCTTCTTTCGCATTTACTGAAAAATTTATTTCTTTTAATTTTTTATCTAAATTAGCTCCGGCTAAAGCCATTTTTTCAATTTCACCACCCGTCATACCCAATTCTTTTCCGATTTCTCTTAACTGACCTTTAGCTCCAGGTGCAATTTGAAAGTTACCATCTTTACCCAATTTAACAAATTGTTTACTCATTTCAGCAATTTGATTTTGTAATTCAGCGGGGTCATTTTGACCTAATTCCATCAATCTTAATGGGTCTAATAAATCACTTTGAGTAACACCTAATCTTTGTAAAGCAGCCGCAGTTTTAATTGCATCTTCAGGATTAAACATTTTGTCGGCTAAATCTAAAGTTTTTTTCATATCAACTCTTAACATTGTTGCCTGAGCCGCCATTTTAGCCAATCCTGTCACTCCTCCTTCGAAATTAAATTTGTTAAGGGCATCCATATTAGTGACAACTTTTTCTGACACCGCAGTAGCATTAACACCAAGTTCTCTCGCGACCTTCACAACATTATACATCTGCTCACCAGCGTCTGACGCCGAAATACCAACATCCGCCATAGCATTAACTATTTTAGTAACTTCTTGACCAGTAACTTTAAAAGCCGCATATAAACTGGTTGTAGTTTCTTGTGTTAATAATACATTTCTACCCAAAGATGATGCGGCTTGGGATTGTGTCTTTAATACATCATCAATATCACCACCTAACTTACGAACTGAAGTGACAGATTCGGTCATAGATTTCCGTATTGTATCAGACATACTTTGGGCTTGACCAAACTGTTTGAGCATTCTTGACGCAGCCTCATCTAAATTGAAAACAATCTCTTGAATGGCACCACCGTCGAGACCTGGAATATTGGAGCTTAAAGTTTCCTTTATTCCAGAATATTTTGGATTTAGGCTACTTCCGGCATCTGCAGCATTTGGTTCATTTAGCATATTAAATTAGTTTTTATAAATAAATACTCCAAACATCGTTTTTACACCATGTTTGGAGTATTTAATTCAATAGTTCGGTCTATTAAATATTTTCTGACATACGTAGGCATTGTTTGGTAATCAGAATAGGATAAATTTATCGTTTTTGTTAAATACAAGTATTCTTCTAAAATTAATTGTCTATGATTAGAAGAAAGGCCGAAAAAAGTCCACCCCAAAGGTAATCTCGAAAGATACCAATTCTCCTGATGGGGCGATTGCAGTTCTTTTAAGGTCCAATGAAGGTTGGTTGTCTCTTAAAAAAGTTCTTATGTATTTAGAGTCCATAATTGGTAATGTATCAATAAATGAACTTATTTTTGACCTATCAGTATTACCATCGACCTCAATTACGTGTTTTAATAATTTCAAAGTTATTTTAGGAAATTGTCTACCTTGTGGGTATTCTGATTCCATTTTGTCCAAATCAACAGTATCACTCAAATTTGTTGGTCTTAATTTTACTGTAACACCTGATTTTGGTAATTTAGTTGTAAATGTTCCATCCTCATCCGGTTTAAATTCAGTTTTTTTAATATTTAATTCGTCTAAAAGAATTGTTGTTGTAAATGGTTTATTTGTCTGAGGGTCAGTTAAATTAATAATATATTCTGGTCCAAAAGAAGTGTTTCTTAAAAATATTAATATAGCTTCAATATCACCATCTAAAAGTTCTTCAGGTCTTAAAGAATGTTCGTAAAGTTTATTTCTTAGTAAGGTCAAAATAATATTATCTGAAGTACGAGACGAACCTATCAAGTAATTTTCATCACTAGCAGTTAAATAACCAACTTTGACTGATTTAATTTTTGATTTATAAAAAATCCCCCCGGAGGGTAATTGAACAATGTCGTGAGGTAGAGTAAAATTTTCAGTACCCGCTTTTATTAAATTTGCATCCATATAATTTTCTTTTTATTATAAATAATAAGTAATGTTTTTTTTATATAAACATTAAATGATATATTTCCGCCTGATATTTCCACAACCATTTTTCTGTTGTCTTATATCCCGATTTACTATTAGTTGTGAAAAAAGTAAAATCCATACATTACCGTATTATACGATATATATATGGATTTTACCTTTGAGTGTAAAGGGTATGTTAAAAAATTAGTAAACGAGTATACATCTATCCATTCGTAATGAAGCTGAGATTGTCGCTAACTTATCGTCTGAGTAACCTAAAGTATTGAAATTGACATCATCTAAAAATGTTCCTTCGAATATCCATTTTTCAACAACTACACCTGTTGGGTCTAACATCTCAAGGTCAACATTCTTTTTATATCCTGCAGCATATCCCATTCTACCTGTAACAGACTCGGCACATAAACGAACCCATTCCATAAGAGCTTGTGATGCCGATGGTCCAATTGGGTCTCTAAAAGTAACATTTAGTTTACTCCAAGTAAAACGTCCTGCAACATATGTCTCAGTATTTAAGAAAGGTATCGCCACCGCGTTTATTGTAATATGAGGTCTAGCTGCCGCTTCAACAAACCACTCATTAATACCTAACGAAGATGGAAATCGCACAATAAAACGATTATTTCTTTTTGGTTCATACGGTATGGGCATTTTCATTAATAAATCAGCCATTGTCTATTTGTTTTTAATTTTTATTTTTTTATCTTGTTTATTATAAATATTACCTATTTAATTTTTTTCTCTTGACTTTTAGAATTAAATTTTCTATCATTCTAGAAATCCTAGTTATTATAATTAATTATTTAATAGTTTTTATTTATAATAATTATTTTAATATTCTTTTTTAATTCCTCCTGCTGTTGAATATACTGTAACTATATTATCTGGGTCGTTCTCAAAATCTTTTTTTATAGTTTCCGCGTTTTTTAAATCGTCATCCGAAAAACCTACTTTTGGTACAAAATAATTACTTATCTTATTTTTTAAGAAAGCTTTTTTCTGAATATAATCAGACATTTCCCTAACATAATTAACAAACTCTCTTACTGCTATTTTTTTTAATGGTTCTACTTTAGCGGCCGACCCTTGTCCGTAAGTTACTGGATAAAATTTACATAAATCCAAATATTCACGAATCATTTCTCTTTTAGATAATTTTTCTTCATCCGCTAAATCACGATATTTTTCTAAATTTCTAACCAATTCATTAGAATCTATACCATTCATATTTGAAACAATATAGTTATAAACACCTTCTTTTAATACTGATGGTGTGTGTCCTCTTGCAGTTACAATAGCTAAGATTGAACCATTATTAATCGCCTCTACAAAGTCAGGCCAAGCCGCTGCCGGTTTAGCCGTCATAGCATCGACAATAAATTGTTTATCACCTTTAACACCAAACCATTTATAAGCATCTTTATCAAATCCAACAATTGTATGTCCATCAAATTCAAATGGTTCTTTACCAAT